TACCACGCATGCACTAAGTATCGGCTATTTGTATTCTTTTAGTTGCCTATATTGAACTCTGTAGGAATCAAATATTTTTGTTCTTAATTTCGCTGTTATACGGTCCTGTTCAACAAGGTCTTTTTGAGTACCTATGGACATCTGCCACTGGTCTCTCTTTACAGGTATAACTTGGATTATGGGAGTTCCTGCTGGAATTATGCCCTCCATTTTGGGGTCTCTTAATACAAAGGGGAAATTAACAGGTGCGGTATAAATGTCCGTATCTACAAATGCTGGAAAAGCAAGTATTGGAGTTTCTCTGTGAAAAGGAGAAACAAACAAGGTTGAATATCCTGGTGGAGTTTTAATTCCCCAAGTATTCATCCATTTTGGATAATTTTTTTTATGACCTGTGTCATACGGATGAACAGGCAACTGTTCTTTAGGGTGAAAAGTTATAGCAGAATAGTAAGGCCACTCGTAATATGGGTGTGTTTCTCCGTCTGAATCTGGAACTTGAGATATCCGTATATCACAGTGTGTAACAATAATGTACCCAGCAGTTATTAAATCGAACATAGGCATACATCTTTTTGCAGTGGCTGGAACATTCGCTTTGCCGTCAGTTTTCTTTTCTCCACCCATGTATGATTCCAAATCTTTATACCAATCTGGAACCAATTTGTAAGCAGGCACTGGAGCGTAATCTTCTGGAACACTTAATACATTAGTAAAAGTTATTTGCATTTATGCCCCTTTTAATTTGCGTGGTATTGTAACCAATATCCTACACTACATTATTTAAACGAGTTTAAATTGTTTTCCAAGAAACCGTTTCTTCATCCCAAATGTAAGGTCCATCTTCAGGCATAGGTACTGGAGAAACCCAATCTTTGTCCTCGTTGCTAAACACCCAAGAAGGCCACGGTTTTGGACGAATCCAGTCTTCTCCACTCAAGGTAAATCCAGGATAAACATATGCTGGACACTTTATAATCTTTTCTACAGAGTGTTCTTCCTTAAATACGTTTAAAAGAGACTCATCAGGATTATCAAAAATTGCGGTATTGACTACCGTATCTCCGTTAATAAACGCGTAAGATTCTTCGGCCATTATGCTCTACCGTACACAATCACTCGACCAGAACCACCAGTTCCAGCGTTTCCACTAGCACCGCCTGCATACCATTCGTAACGGTTATTGGCACCACTACCTCCGATGCCTCTTCCGCCACCTCCACCTCCAGGTTGAGTTCCAGCGTTTCCTGAACCACCAGCGTTGGCATTAGGGAAGTTACCGTAATTGCTTGCATCAGCATTACCGCCCCATCCACCAGAGCCGCCACCGACAGTTCCACCAGAACCGCCAGCACCACCGCTATTCTGAACTAATGTCCATTGACCATTGTTCGGATTCCAGGAAGCCCATGAGCCACCGCCATTTGCACCGCCACCACCACCACCACCGACTGTAACAGAGTTATTTGTCAAACCAGCAGAGTTTAGGGTTAGCGTTCCACCATTAGTGCCGTTGTTACCGTTTTGACCAGTAACATCTCCACCAGTTCCTCCCGTAGCAGATACTGCTCCCGCTATATTAGAAGAACCGCTTCCTCCATTACGAGTATTTGCTCCTGAACCACCGTTTGCGTTTGCTAAACCTCCAAAAGAAGATGCACCACCAGCACCTCCTACAGTTACTGTGTAGTTAGCCCCTGGTGTAACTGTCGCTTCTTGAAATGCTACGCCACCTCCACCACCACCACCGTACTGGTCGGGAGTGCCGCCACCTCCAACAGCATATACAGCAAGTTTAGTAATCCCAGCGCCGACAGTGTAGGTTCCTGAAGAGTTAAACGTCTGCTGAAGAGTGTACGATGAGTTAGGAGTTACAGAGTTTGAAGCAGACGAGGCTGCTGAAGTTCCATTTGCGTTTGTAGCAGTCATTGTAAATGTATAGGAAGTATTTGCTGCATATGTTCCAGTTACAGTTAAGGGGCTTGAAGTTCCACCAGTTACTGTCAATGAAATTGACGGGCTACTAGTTACTGCATAAGAGGTAATTGTTGACCCACCTGTCGCTGGCGCAGTAAAAGATAATGATACTGTAGTTGCGTTTGTTGCAGATGCTGACAAACTTGTTGGAGAGTTAGGAACTGTTGTGGCTGTTACAGCGCTAGAAGCAGAACTGTTAGGTCCTGAAGCACCAGCCGTTGTATTTCCTTTTGCAATAAAGGTGTAAGATGTGTTTGAACTTAACCCTGTAACTGAAACAGGAGAAGTACTGGTTGCAGTTAAACTTCCTGGAGTAGAAGTGACGGTATAAGTTGCTGGTATACCTCCAGTTGATGCAGTACTAACTGCTACATCTACACGACCATTGTTAAATGCACGACCTGAAGGCGTGTTTGTTACTGAAGAAATAGTAGGTGCATCTGGTACGTCGGCAATCTTTGAAGTACCAGCAGAAGCATCATTATACTTTTTGCCAGTTAAGTTAGAGTCACTAGCCTTCCTTGTTGCCATACTATGAAATCTCGCTTCCGAACGCTGAGAAGGACATATCTGCTGAAGATGCATAAACGCTAATAACATCTGTTGCGTCTAACGTAATTCCAAGAGTTAGAAGAACAGAGTCAGAGGCTGCTACGGTTGCGCCGTAGACAATGTAGTGCTGGTTAGCAACCGCTGCACCTGCAGGACGAACTGCAATTCGATATGTGCCTGATGTTCCTGCACGGTTGCAAATAGCAATTGTGGATACCACAGAATCAGTCGCTGATGGCACAGTGTATAGTGTGGTTAAAGTGGTTGCTGCTGGGGCTGACTGGCCCAGAACCTTATAGATTGTTGGCATGAGACTCCTTATGTAGCAGTATCAGTAAGGTACAGATAAAAACCCTACCTGTACGACTAAACAAGCATAGGTTAGTTCGTATTTTAGGGGTATGTGGGCTAAAGTGGCCACATGAATTTGGTGCATAAATCGGTTTCTCAGGGCGGAAAATTAGCCCCCCTAATTATAAACCATAGCCTCCCTGATAATACGGGGATAATGAATCCCAGCGTTTACATTGACAAAGATGGCGATATCCTTGTAAATCTCAGGATAGTGAACTACACCCTCTACATTTCAGAGGCTGACCAAAAGTTTTTTAGTCCCTGGGGCCCACTTTCCTATCTGCATCCTGAGAAAGACCAACACCTTAGAACTGTTAATTATCTTTGCAGGTTAGACAAAGATTTAAACATTATTAATTCGACGCAGATAGAGATGCTAGAACTACATAAACCCATATGGGAATTTGTTGGGCTGGAAGATGCCCGTATTGTTCAATGGGACGGCGACTATTACGCTATAGGTGTTCGTAGAGATACGACTACTACAGGGCAAGGTCGTATGGAATATAGTAAATTAACTATAGACAAAAATAATTGGACAGTAAAGGAAGTCTCACGCGTACGCGTTCCCGCGCCCGTGAACGAAGCAACCTCTTATTGCGAAAAGAACTGGATGCCTGTTCTTGATAAGCCTTACCACTTTGTTAAGTGGACAATGCCTACCGAAGTTGTATGGGCTAACCCAAAAGAACCAGAATGTAAGCAGGCAATAGTAAAAGAAACACCGCCATCTCCAATTGACCAGCGTGGTGGTTCACACGTACTCTCTTGGGGCGATTATTACATCTGCTTTACTCACGAAGTGAAACTGTGGCGCAATTATTTAAACCAAAAAGATTCAGTGTATAGACATCGCCTTGTAGTTTGGGATAAAGAGTTTAACTTTAAGGGCCTAAGTAAAGAATTTTCATTCCTTGAAACGGCCATTGAGTTTTGTACAGGAGCCGCAGTTAAAGATGGCAACGTACTTTTAAGTTTTGGAGTTCAGGATAACTGTGCATTTTTACTTGAAGTTCCTACTCATGTGGTCAACGAAATGATTACGGAGGCATTGGCTTATGGCGCTTAAAGAACTGGTTATTGACCTTGCTGCAGATACAAAAGATGCTAAAAAGAACTTTGCATTAGCAGAAGAGTATGAACGATTAAAGCAGCATTCATCTGCTGCTGGATTCTTTCTTAGGGCTGCAGATTTAGGATATAAAAGCGACCCGTTACTGACTTATACCTCATTATTAAAGATGGCTCTCTGCTGGTCACGTCAACAAGACCGTAGCGCTACAGTTCTAAATACGCTGCATCATGCAATTGCGTTTATGCCCAGCAGACCAGAGGCGTATTTTTTATTGGCTCGCTACTATGAGTACCGCAAAGATTGGATAAAGACCTATACATTTGCAGAGGTTGGTCTGCAATACGCGCCATTGACTTTGAATAACCCACTGCCAGGTTGGGTCGAATACTACGGCTCTTACTGTTTGTTATTTGAAAAGGCTGTATCTAGTTGGTGGATTGGTCGCAAAGAAGAGAGCAAGGCTTTGTTCCAACACCTTCTTGATGACCACAAGATGGCTCCAGAATATGTTGGCGGCTGTTTAAATAATATGAGGTTATTTTAATGTTTCCAAATTGGTTCAAAGATGTAGAGAAATACTTTCGGCATGTACCAACAGGACCAATCAGAGTTTTACAGATAGGTGCATATACTGGAGATGCCACTCAATGGCTTCTTGATAACAGAGACATAGTTGAAATTGATGATGTCGATACTTGGGAAGGCAGTGATGAAGACGCTCATCATTCAATGGACTTTTCAAAAGTAGAACAGATTTGGGATTCACGCTTTGAAGGTAACCCTAAAGTCATGAAATGGAAGATGACTAGTGATATATTTTTCTTCTATATTGGATTTATTGAGTACGACTTTATTTACATAGACGGCGACCACACTGCCACACAGACTGCTAT